AGGACGAGTTAATTTTATTTCACTTTGAATTAAAGAGACACAGGGGGTAGGGCTATTATTACCCTACCCCTCTGTGTCGGTGTGTCAAGAACTTGTCACACCATCGCTCCTCCCCCTTCCCGTCCGGACGTGGCTTAGTGTGGGAAAAGTCGGAGTTATTTTCTTTTACGCCGTGGCGTAGTGTGGATCGGCAGGGGTTCCTTTCTTTTTTAAGAAGCCGCTCGTGGCGCAGGATGGGAAAATCCTCTATAAGTAACCCGGCTCGAATTTGGGAGACAACATGAAATGCCCAATATTAAATCCCGAGCCTTCTGCTTCACCTGGAACAACTACCCCGACAACCACCAAGACGTCCTCGACGGGTTCACCTACCGTTACGTATGCTATGGCTACGAGTGGGCACCTACCACCGGCACTCCCCACCTCCAAGGCTATCTGTACTTCGACAACGCCAGGAGCCTCGAGGCTATACGACGAGGCCTCCCCGGAGTCCATCTCACTGTTGCTCGAGGGTCCCACCTGGAGAACCGCACTTACTGCTCAAAAGATGGAGAATTTGTCGAATTTGGTACGCCGCCCCAATGTCCGCAAGAGATCGGGCAAGCCGAGAAAGATAGATGGACCACGGCGTGGGATCTTGCCAAAGCCGGTTTAATACATTTCTTATAAAAGGGGACATCGAGAACATCGACCCCGAACTCCGATTGCGGTACTATGGCACCCTCAAAAAAGTCGCTAAAGACTTTATGGCCATGCCCGAACGACTCCCAGGCGTCTGTGGAATTTGGGTCTGGGGCCCTGCCGGGTGCGGCAAGACGACCTCCGTTGATCGAGCCTACCCCAACGCCTACCCCAAACCACTCACCAAGTGGTGGGATGGATATCAAGGAGAGGAAGTCATCCTCCTCGACGACATGGACATCTTCCACCGGGGACTCAGCTCACTCATTAAGCATTGGGCCGACTACAAGCCCTTTATCTGCGAGAATAAAAGCGGAGCAGTTTACATCCGGCCCAAGAAGATTATCGTCACGTCACAGTATCCCATCGAAAAGATCTGGGACCCCCTTACCGACCCCGAATCATGGGCTGCCATTAATCGAAGATTTACGTCCATCGAAAAAGTCGCGGGTCAAGACATCATCTTGTTGTAGCTTAATTTAATAAGATCCCCGGCTCTTAGGGTTTCCATACGCGTATCTGATAGGCCAAAGGCACGCGAAGCTGCCTGGCCGCACTTAAGTTTATTATGTTCCATAGCGTAGCTTTTGGAATTCTTGCAAGGAATTTTCTGAAATTTTTATTTAAGCGTAATTTGCAGCTAGCGCAGTGTCTTCAATCGCACCCGAATCCTCGTCCTGTACAAACAAAGTGCCAAGGGCCGAAGGCAACTCGTTGGACAACTGCTTGTTGACCCTTGGTAGTGTAGCGAGGATGGAACCTCCCCAGGTTCTTTTAACCAACCAGACAATCTTGGCTGGAGTAATTGACTGGCCGTTGGCAGTGACAGCTAAAGTTTTTGTACTGTCACCCAGGGTCCCCCTGACAACCACCATCACGTGGTGGGTAATGCCACGAATTGCTTGGAACTGGTCCAGATATTCTGTATCGAGCAGTCTGTTATGCTTTATACGGAGGGTGAACTTGCAGTTCTCACCGGGTGTGAGACTGCATTTGAACTTCTTCGTCCAAAAACAGATGTTGAAAGCCTTGTGGACGGTCGGTACCGTCCAAACATCGGTTTTAGCCTCACCAGGCAGTGTAGCATCATTTGCCTCACTACTGATGCCCTGGTCCCAAATCAGACCAGGTTGAGTAACCGCGCTTCCGGTGTTTTTGTCAATCAACACGTAGATATCCATCTCCGCGGTACTGTTTCCCATATTAGAAAACTCCATCTCGTGACACGTTGTACCGATGTACAACTGTCTTGAACCTTGTGCGGCCGAAATCGGTACCGCATTGTTCAAGCCCTGGTACAGGACCGTGTAGTTCGCGGATACGGAACTACTCGCAAGGCCAGCCTGCTGGTTTCCCTGAGCACTGGCCACGCCTCCCGTTGCATAATCGTAGATTCTCCCGGGGGCACTCAACTTTTGGGTCAAGCGTGCAATCTTCGACTTCTTGTAGGCGATCGTGTACGACTTGTATTTGATCCCGTCGGCCTCCGACACCTGCCACTGTGCAGGGTCCTTTTTCTTCATCCGTGTCCCTCGACCTTTCGAGGAGTCTTTGACGGCTTTAGCCATCTTTAGCCCTTGGGTTAACGCTTCATAACCAGCTCGAGCGGCGGCCATTTTATTGACGCCACTGTAGGCTCCTTTGATGGCGCTCATCATACCGGTCTTAGACGGTCCTTGACGCTTACTGAGCCTGCGGGAACGTTTACGTGCCATATTTAATTATAATAATAACAGAGGACGAGTTAATTTTATTTCACTTTGAATTAAAGAGACACAGGGGGTAGGGCTATTATTACCCTACCCCTCTGTGTCGGTGTGTCAAGAACTTGTCACACCATCGCTCCTCCCCCTTCCC